AGCTATTAGTGGAGATTCGGGTAAACCAGTGCAAACAGTACCTTATAAAGCAAACTTTGGTAATAGCTTTTTAATGACAAGCACAGGCAACGTCGGGATTGGGCTTACAGATCCAGATTCAAGGCTAGACATAAACGCTGGGGTAACCGCAATAACGGCTGGGCCCGCTGTTAGAATAAGCAAAGGTGGTTCTCCTGTAGGATTAATTAGATATGATACATTAGTAATAGAAGCAAATGACGTTCCCACAATACGTTTAGGCGAAAACGATGGAACAGTTTCCACTATAATGTCAGGAGATTCTAACCTAAGAATTAATTCAACTCATCCTATTAAGTTTTTTACTGATGGTACCACTACAGGCGAGGGACACAATGGCCAAGGCGGAACTTTTGCTATGATTATAGATAATTCGCAAAACGTCGGGATTGGGACGACTAGTCCTGGAGCAGCATTAGAAATAGCAAATGAAGATTTAAATGTTGATAACACTATATTAAATATAGGTAACGCTATAGTGGCTCCAAACACAAGAGACTCTTGGATTAAAATGTTTGCTTCGCAAAATACATCAGATAAAACATTTGCTATTGGGAATGCTTATGGAAAATTTGTTGTAAATTACTTAGGAACAAGAGCAACAAATCCACTAAGCGCAGGTTCAAAAATATTTACTGTAGACGGGCCTAATGGCAACGTCGGAATTGGAACTTACACACCTAACGCTAAACTTGACGTGCAAGGAACACAAGGTCAGTTATTCTCAGTTACAGATGATTTATCAGGTGATATTTTTTCAGTTGCTGATATATCTGGTGTACCTATAATGAATGTTAATTCTGATGGTACTTCGTATTTTGATGGTGATGTAGGAATAGGTGTAGAAAATCCATCATACAAGTTAGACGTATGGGGTGATGGTATTGCTCTCGGAAGCGCTGCTTTTGCTAAATATGATTCTTCTAATGATTTGTTTTTAGTTGGAGATTGGGATGGTGCAGGTGCTGATATGGCTATTTATGATGGAAATAGTAGTGAGGTAGTTAGAATAAAGAGTGATAAAGTTGGGATTGGAGAGGTTAATCCATCATATTCATTAGATGTTTCAGGTACGATTAGAGCAACTGGTGATGTTATAGCTTACTCAGATAAAAGAGTAAAAGAAAATATACAAACTATAGATAATTCACTTGAAAAAGTAATTAAATTAAGAGGTGTTGAGTTTAACAAAATAGGTGAAGATAAAAAATCAATTGGTGTAATAGCTCAAGAAATAGAAAAGATACTACCTGAAGTAGTAAGAGAAGATGATAAAGGAATGAAATCTGTAGCTTATGGTAATATAACAGGTATATTAATTGAAGCTATAAAAGAATTAAAAGCGGAAATAGAAGAACTTAAAAAACAAATAAAAGATGGCAATAACTTATAGTACTAACATAATACATCTGAAAGGCGCGCCTAGCTACCAAGGATTAACTAATGTTATAACAGAAGTAGAATTTGAAGTTGTGGCTGTGGATGGTGAATACACACATAACAGTATAGGTAACATTGGTGTAGAATTAAACGAAAATGATTTTACAGTCTTTGAAGAAATAACTGAAGAGCAAGTTATAGGTTGGGTAGAATCTCACCCTGTTCATCAAGGTCATAAAAATCATTTAGAAGAATTTATAAATAACATGAAGGTTCCTATGAACTGGGGACTAGATAAACCTTGGGAGTAATATGGCAGTACCTGGAAGCGGAAGTTTAAGTTTATTTTCTATAGCTAATGAAAAACTTAGTAATGACTATAATGATGGTGATGATGGATCTGGACCATACAGTTTAACTGATATAACTTTAGGGGGAGATACTTATGGTAATAGTGAATACTACGATTTTACAAATGGATTTAGTCCTTCACACCCTGACAATAATGCTGGTTACAGTATGGGTGAATTTTATGGCTACGACCATGACTATGCGGCTCCAGCCTGTAATTTAGCGTATGAAACAGGGGGTCAAGGAACATTTGATTTCCCTATAAATCTAGGTGCTTCAACTGGGTTGGTGACTATAGAGTATCAATCTTATAGCGTGCCTGATAAATTTACTTTCACATGGAACGGAAACACATATACTAGTGGCGACGGAAACGGAACAGGAGATAGTTTTGTAGGTTCATCAAGCTATGCTAGTAATAGCGCTGTGCAACCATTAGATACATTAACGGGTACTTATGGAAGCAGTGGTTATCAGTCTCAGAATGGCGGTAGAGGTACTATAACATTTAATAAAAACACATCAACTAGCTCTTCTAACATGCGTATAGATGCTCCGTTACCTGGTACAGGTTGGTGGTTTTCAGTTAGCTGCCCAGGAAATCAAGTTATAGGCGGGGGTGATGGAATTGCTCCTACTATATCAGCAAGTGTTTTAACGACTATTGGTAACGCTGTTATAATGAATGGTAACGTTACTGATCTAGGAACTGCATCTGATTTTACTACAACTGGAACTATTAGTCAGAAAGGTTTTGTCTATCTGCCAGGTATTACAACTTCAGATTCTTTCTACAGAGAAACACCGAGTGGTACATTTACCTCAGATGTAGTTGAAGTTTTAGAAGATGATTCAACTATAAATACAACTGGAAATTTCAATGAAACTGCTAACGCTACATCAACTGGAGCTACTGTAACCACACAAGACGCTACATCTGTTACTGAAACCGCTTTTGTGGCCAACTATACTCCTACTAGTTTAGGTGGTGTTCCTATTAGTTTTAGAGCTTTTGCTAAAAACGCGGCTGGGACTACTTATAGTGGTGTTATAAACTCTAGCACACCAGGTAATATAGATGAAATTGGAATAACATATTGTAATTCTGCTTTTAACCAAACTCCAACAGCACAAATATCGTCAGGAGTTATAGCTGATACTACTGGTAACGACTATCAGAAAAACAATTCTTATAGTGGAACTTCTACTTCTGCAATAACTCAAACTGTTACAGAAAACACGGTTTCTTTGACGAGTAGCAGTACTTACGTGTATAGAGCTGCTGCAAGGCAAGGGACAACTCTTATTTATGGTAATATAAAAAGCTTCACTGTTCCTGCTTCATATGACTTCACAGCAACTATAACTGTTCGTTCTGACAACATTTACTCTACATATGCTTATGGCTATGGATCTCCTAGTTTAGTATGGCCAAACATGGGTGCGTTAAGCCCAGGTTACGGTTTTAAAGGAAAAACAATCGTAGGTATATATTGGCAAGACACCTCTCAAGCAGATACTCTGTTTATTAAATTTTCAACAACTAAACCTTCCTTTAGTGATTTAGTTATAAACGGAACTAGTTATGGAGCTTCTACTACTTGGACAAGTAATAGTAGTACGTCATGGAGTAAAAACGTTACAGGTAATCCAATGGGAACCACTTCTGGATTTGCTACTTTAAATTTAAAGAACTAAATTCAAAGAAAATTATTTGTATATTTGTACAAGTGAATTAATTTAAAAAAAAACAATGGCAATTACTTACAAGTGGGACATCCCAGCAATGAACTCTCATATTCAGTCAGAAGGACAAGATAATGTGATTTACACAGTACACTATAGATATACAGGATCTGAAGAGTCTGGAGGTAAAACGTATTCGTCAACTAATATTGGAACACAAAGTTACACTTATGTGGCAGGAGAACCTTTTACACCGTATGAAAACACAGAAGCTTTTGAGAATGTTGTTATTGGATGGTTGGAAGGATCATTAGATGTTCCTGCAATGCAAGCAAGTATAGCTGCAAGTATACAATCTCAAATCACACCTGTAAATGAAGATTTGTTTTTTACTTGGAATAACCCACAACCACTTCCAGAAGAAGAAGTTGTTGAGGAAGAAGTTGTTGAAGAAGAATCTGAGGAAGAAGAATCTGAGGAAGAAAGCACTTCTGGAGACGAATAATACATTAGTTAAAATATAGTAAATCAATAATTAAATTCAATAAAATGGCAAAAATTACAGATGAGCAATTAAAACAATTGCAAGAACAGGTTAATACTATTAATCAAAATCAATTACAAATTGGTAATTTAGAAGTTCAAAAGCACACATTAGTTCATAATGGTGTTGAATTACAGAATCAACTTAGGGTTATTCAAGACGAACTTGAGAAAGAATATGGTAAAGTTACTGTAAATATTTCTACAGGGGAGTACGAAGAAATTAAAGAAGAAGAGTCTAAATAGTATGGAAATCCGTAAGATATCTATAGGCACAGACTATAAGTCTAGCGCTATGCACTACATTGTGGGGCAGGAAGTATTGAGCGGTAATTACACTATATTTTTAATAGAATATAACGCAAACGAAGATTCTTATATTATATACATAAAAAGGAAAGATGAGGTTGTTCCATGGAAATCCTTTAATAAAAACGTTCCTGTTTGTGTAGAATATAACATAAACTTTTAATGAAATCACCTTTCTTCTTTTTGATAAAACCAAAAGGAAGCGAATACCAAAACACTATAGAGATTGCAGGAGAAAAAATTATAATTAATTCTACTGTAGAAAATCACGAAAATGTAAATAGATTCGCTGAGGTAATTGGCGTCCCCAATTATTACGAAGGTGATATAAAAAAAGGAGATATTATTGTTGTTCACCATAATGTATTTAGAATATATTATGACATGAAAGGGAGACCCAGAAAGTCTCCCAATTTCTTTAAAGACAATATCTATTTTATAGATCCAAGTCAATTTTACTTATATCATAATGGAGAGAAATGGAATTCAGTAGATGATTTTTGTTTTGTTAAACCTATATCCATTGAGAACAAATACCTTCACCAAGAAGGTCATGAAGAAAACACAGGTATTGTTGTGTACTCAAACAACTCTTTGAGAGGTATGGGGGTTGAAGAAAATTCCAAAATAAACTTTAGCAAGGACAGTGAGTATAAATTTGTTGTAAATAACGAGACTTTATACAGAATGAGGACTAAAGATGTGTGTACAATTTTAAGTTAAATTTATGAATAGAAAAGAAAGACCAGTTTATACTGGTGTATTAAAGTATTTTCCTTTAGCTATACTAGAGGTATCAAGAGTTTCTTTAGCTGGAAATAAACAACACCATCCAGATAAACCTCTTCATTGGGATAGAAACAAGTCTAATGATGATTTTGATGCTTTAGCTAGGCATTTAATAGATGCAGGGACTATTGATGACGACGGTATTCGTCATACTGCAAAGGTAGCCTGGAGGGCTTTAGCAGCATTACAAAAAGAATTAGAAGATGAAGGACACAAATGAAATAAAAAAAAGAATAATACAAGCAGGTCATGATGCGGTAAATGAACTAATAAATGTAGCGAAAGAAAAAATTGTTACAGGAACAGAGGATGATGTATCTGCGGATAGGTTAAAGAATGCGGCAGCAACAAAAAAGCTAGCTATATTTGATGCGTTTGAAATATTGTCTAGAATAGAACAAGAAAAAAGTTATATTGAAAATAAGCCTATTAAAGATGAAAAAGAAAGCTTTAGTGGTTTTGCTGAAAGAAGATCTAAGTAATGTACAAACAAACGTTATATTCTGTAGTAAAAAACATTATACCTGAAAAGGTATTAAAAGAACGCAATAGAAAAAAATTGTGGTCATATGGATATGATAAAGAGTATGACATTGTTATTATTAGTAAGACAGGAGAAATAGGTGAGATTTATTGTATTCAAGGCTTGATTATTGCACTACCAAAAGCATCTAGTGTTGAGAATACAAAAAAGTGGACTAGAAAAGATTATCCAAAAGAACTTAAAACAATAAAGAGTATATTTGATTGGAGAGATCTACCAGAAGATTTTAAGATAAAGTGGCATAAATACATAGATAGTGAATTTAAAAAGCGTGAAGAGGGTTATTGGTTTAAAAATAAAGGCGTTAGCACTTATATTACTGGCACTCATTACATGTACTTGCAGTGGACTAAAATTGACGTTGGGAACCCAGAGTTTAGGGAAGCAAACAGATTATTCTTTATATTCTGGGAAGCTTGTAAAGCAGACAAACGATGTTATGGAATGTGCTATCTCAAGAATAGACGTTCAGGTTTTTCGTTTATGGCATCCGCAGAGACGGTTAATTTGGCAACCATATCTTCCGATTCACGATATGGGATACTGTCCAAATCTGGAGCCGATGCGAAAAAGATGTTCACAGATAAAGTGGTACCAATTTCAATCAATTATCCATTCTTTTTCAGACCAATACAGGACGGTATGGATAGACCGAAAACAGAACTTGCCTACAGGGTTCCCGCATCAAAATTTACCAGAAAAAGATTCGATTCAAAAGATAGACCTCAAGAAATGGAAGGACTGGATACCACAATCGACTGGAAAAACACAGGTGATAACTCCTATGATGGAGAGAAACTCTCCCTCCTCGTCCACGATGAAGCGGGTAAATGGGAAAAACCAGAAAACATCCTCAACAACTGGAGGGTTACAAAAACAACATTAAGATTAGGTTCTAGAATTATAGGTAAGTGTATGATGGGTTCAACATCAAATGCGCTTGATAAAGGTGGAGAAAACTTTAAAAAACTATATTACAATTCAGACGTAACACAAAGAAATAAAAACGGTCAAACTCAGTCAGGTTTATATAGTTTGTTTATTCCCATGGAGTGGAACTTCGAAGGATTTATAGATGAATATGGTCATCCTGTATTTGAAACACCTACCAAAGAAATAAAAAACTCTTATGGAGACACTATAGATATAGGTGTTTTAGATAGTTGGGATAATGAGGTAGAAGGGTTGAAGAATGATGCTGATGCTTTGAATGAATTTTACAGACAATTCCCTAAAACAGAGTCGCATGCATTTAGAGATGAATCTAAAAACACTCTATTTAATCTTACAAAGATATATGAACAAATAGATTACAATGACTCTCTTGCAATAAAAACAAATATATTTAGAGGTAATTTTTATTGGAAAAACGGAGAAAGAGACACTGAGGTTGTTTGGGCTCCAGACAACAAAGGAAGGTTTTTTACATCATGGATTCCATCTTCATCAATAATGAATAACGTGATTGTGAAAGGCTCTAAAAGGTTTCCAGGCAATATACATATGGGTTCTTTTGGTTGTGATAGTTATGATATATCAGGAACTGTAGGAGGTGGAGGATCTAAAGGATCTTTACACGGAATGACTAAATTCCATATGGATGATGGACCAACTAATATGTTTTTTCTAGAATACATATCAAGACCACCAACAGCAGAGATATTCTATGAAGATGTTCTTATGGCTTTGCATTTTTATGGTATGCCTATTTTGGTAGAGAATAACAAGCCAAGGCTTTTGTATTATTTAAAAGAAAGAGGTTATAGAGCTTTTTCTTTGAACAGACCAGATAAACATAAGAATATACTTTCAAAATCAGAAAGAGAATTAGGAGGAATACCTTCTTCAACAGCAGTAATATCAGTTCATGCTGAAGCTATTGAAAGCTACATAGAGAACAGTGTTGGAATCATAACTAATCAAGAAGATGTGGATTTTGGTTCTTGCGGAAATATGTTCTTTAATAGGACTTTGTTAGATTGGTCAAACTATGATATTAACAATAGAACAAGATTTGATGCAACTGTTAGTTCGGGTTTTGCTATTATGGCAAATCAAAGCAACAAGAACAGGGAAGTCAAAAAACGTAATCAAATAAATATTAACTTTGCAAAATACAGTAACAAAGGTTTTGTTAGTGAAATTATTACATAGATATGATAAATAACCCAAAGTTTACTTCTGGAGTAGGTTTTCCTAATCAATTTGCTTCAGACTTAGAGAAAGAAACGTTGGAGTACGGTCTTCGTGTAGGTCAAGCAATTGAATCAGAATGGTTCTCAAGAGATCACGGAACTTCTTTATATGGAGAGATGAGGTCAGAGTATTTGACAAGGAGGCTTTATGCCAGGGCTGAACAGCCAGTAGAAAAATACAAAAATGAATTATCTGTAAATGGAGATTTGTCTTATCTTAATTTAGATTGGACTCCTGTTGCTATTATTCCCAAATATGTTGATGTAGTAGTAAATGGTATTTCAAACAGGCTTTACGATGTAAAGGTAGAGGCTGTAGATTCATATTCTAGCGAAATGAGGGAGTCGTTTAGAAAAGAAATGGAAGCTGATATGGTTGCTTATAAACCATTAAAGACTTTAAAAGAACAAACTGGAGTAGATGTTTTTAATTTTAGTGAAGAAGAATTGCCTAGATCTGAAGAAGAATTAGGTCTTTACATGAAGTTAAAATATAAACAAGGTATTGAGATTGCTGAAGAAACAGCTATAAATTCTATACTTGAATTAAACGATTACGATGAGTTATCTAAAAGAGTCACTGAGGATAATGTAGTTTTAGGTATTTCCGCAATGAAACACAGCTTTGATGTTCACGATGGAGTGAAGATTGAGTATGTGGATCCTGTTAACTTGATATATTCTCCAACAGAAGATCCTTCTTTTAGAGATTGTTATTATTACGGAGAAGTAAAAAACGTACACATTACTGAATTAAAAAAGATAAATCCTAATTTATCACAAGAAGAATTAGAAGAGCTTTCTAAGATGGCTAGTAGATTTGATGGATACAAGACTACTTTAAATCAATCTACTCAAAGCGGCTTAGATAAATCTAATGTATCTCTACTTTATTTTTGTTATAAAACAGATAAGGAAGTAGTTTACAAAATTAAGAAAACAGATACAGGAGGAGAAAGACCTATCAAAAAAGACTCTTCTTTTAATCCAGAGGAAAGCGAAAGATTTGTAAAAGCATCTAGAAGAATAGATGTTTGGTATGAAGGAGTAATGGTTCTTGGAACTAATAAATTGATTAAGTGGGAGTTGATGAAAAATATGGTTAGACCTAAGTCTGCTTTTCAAAAAACAGTAGCTCCATATTTACTTTCTGCGCCAAAAATGACTAAAGGTAAAGTAGATTCTTTAGTAAAAAGAATGATTCCTTTTGCAGATCAAATACAATTAGTTCATTTAAAACTACAACAAGTAGTATCAAAGATGATTCCTGATGGTGTTTTTATAGATGCAGATGGGCTTAATAGTGTTGATTTAGGTAATGGCGCATCATACAATCCTTCAGAGGCTTTATCAATGTACTTCCAAACGGGTAGTGTTATTGGTAGGAGTTATACTGAAGACGGAGAGTTTAATAACGCTAGAGTACCTATACAAGAACTTACAAGTAGTGGGTCTAATGCGAAAATATCTAGTTTGATTAATATGTATAACTATCAGCTCAATATGATTAGAGCTGCAACAGGTATTAACGAGGCAAGAGACGGAAGTACTCCTGATAAATACTCTTTAGTAGGTATACAAAAATTAGCCGCTTTAAACAGCAATACAGCTACTAGACATATAGTTCAATCAAACATAAATATTACTAGAAATCTTTGTACTGCCTTATCATACAGGATATCTGATATACTAAAATATTCTAATTTTAGCGAGGATTTTGCCAAAATGATTGGTAAAAACAACTTTCAAATAATTACTGAAATACAAAACCTTCATTTGCATGACTTTGGTATCTATATAGAACTTGAGCCAGACGAAGAAGAAAAACAACTTCTAGAACAAAACATTCAAATATCTCTACAATCTCAAAAAATAGATTTAGATGATGCTATAGATATTAGAATGGTTAAGAATCTAAATTTAGCCAATATGTTGCTTAAGGTTAGAAAATCTAGAAAACAGGAAATGGATCTGGAGTTGGAGGAAAGAAGAACTAAAATGCAATCTGATGCAAATGCTCAGTCAGCTCAAGCTGCTGCTCAAGCTAGAACTCAAGAGAACAGTGTTAAGTCTCAATCAGAAGCTCAATTAGCTCAACTAAATAACAAGTTAGAGTTGCAAAAAATGGAAATTAAAGCTAAGCTTGAAAAAGAGTTAGAGCAAATGAGGTTTCAACATCAAATGGAATTAAAGAAGATGGAGATTGAGGGTTACACTAATAGAGAGTCTGTTAAGGAAGATAGAAAAGATAAAAGAACAGAAAAGCAGGCTTCTCAACAAAGCAAAATGATTAATCAAAGAAAAAAGGATTTACCACCTACAGATTTTGAGAATAAAGAACAAGAGGCTCAAGACCCTATGAGTGGGATGATAC